CGGCGGCGGGGCCGGCGGCGGGGCCGGCGGCGGTGCCGACCGAGGAGGCGCCCGCGCGCGCGCCCGCCGACGACGCCCGCGTCCGTCTCACGTGCGTTCTGTCGGTGGTGCTCCTCGTCGCCATCGTCGCCGCGCTGTGCGGCGGCGCCGGCCGTCGCACAAGTGCCGACCGCCGGTGAATCGCTCTCCGTTGTTAGCTCTGCGACGGCGCCGCTTGGGCGCCGGTCCGCGATCCGTTCAGCGCCGCGAGCTCGCGCTCCTCGCTCGAGTGGATGCTCTCCCCCTCGTCGTTCTCATCATCGTCACCCTCGCGCAGGTCGTCCTCGATCTGGATGCTCACCTGCTCCGCGCGCCGGCGGGCGCCGACCATGTTCTCCACCAGCCGGTCCAGATCCTGTCCGACGTTGCTCGCCGCGACGTCGCGCGCGTGCGCCTGCGCGCGCTCCTCACGCACCGCCATCCGCGCCGCCGTTTGCGCCGCCGTCTCCGCCGCGCGCGCCGCCGCCTCGTCGACGACGGCCTGCTCGACGTTGTGGCGGGCCTCCGCCTCGGCCGCGACGTCGTTGAAGACGTCGCAGGCGGATATGCTCAGCAGGTCGGGCTTGGCGAAGGTGTCGTCCTTCTTGAATTTTTTGGCGAACTGCTTGACGATTCCCTCGGGGACGACGGGCGAGTCGGCGTGCAGCTGGTCGAGGTTCTCCTTGCACTTGTGGATGAACTCCGCCCCGTGCATGGAGCGATCGACCACCGGCATCGACAGCTCGGCGCGGATGCTGCGGGCGAGCGAGCCGAAGCCCAGCGACGCGGTCCTGTGCCCCTCCACGCGCTGCGCGACGCGCAAGAACTCCGAGACGGTGCCGAGGATGCCCGTCGACAGGCTCACGACGCCGATGATCGAGGGCGCGATCGCCTGGTACTCGAGCGGCAGGGAGGAGGTGGAGAGCGACGCACTCCCAGCCAAGGTGGAGAGGATGATGATGGGGATGCTGAACCGACGGTTCGTCTTCGAAACCGCCAGGAACGCGCGCAGGTGGAGCCACTGGTAACTGGCGGCGATCTCCGCCCACCGCGCGAGGATGGTGCAGTGCTGCGGGTCCCAGCGCGGCGGGACCTTCAGCTCGCTATTGGTCGACGACGTGACCGTGAGCGCGTCGTCGCCGCCCGCATCGCTCATCGTGGCTCGGCGAGGATTTTTGTGTAGACGCTGCCCTACGCGACGTTTTCATAAGCGCCAGATTTTCTTTGGCTACGAGATCTGCGGCGGGACGACTCCGCGCCCGCCGCGTCCATAGGCTGCGAGCGCGAGCGCCGCGTCCGCCTCCGTGCACCGGTAGCGCGAGAAGTCGTCGACGCCGGCGGCGCGCAAGACCTGCTCGTCGAGGAGCGTCTGCGCCGCCATCGCGCCGCTCTGCACCAGCTGGACGAGCGCGTCGCCGACGATGGCGGGCGCGCGCCAGGTCACTCCGTCGCCGATCGCGTGGTCGTTGGTGTTCGAGCCCTCGATGAGCGTGCTGGGCCACAGCGCGTTGACCAGGATGCCCCGGTCGCGCAGCTCCATCCCCGTCCCCATCGCGACGAGCGACATGCCCAGCTTCGCGACGGAGTAGGCCACGCGGCCCGGCAGCACCGCGAGGTCGAGCGGCGGGCTGATGCTGACGATGTGCGCCGGCGGGCGGCCCTTCTTGGGCTGCGCGAGCATGTAGGGCACGGCGCGCCGCGTGGCGAAGAGGGCCGCGCGACAGTGCGCCCCGTACATGGCGTCGATGTGCCGCGCCTCGGTCTTCTCGATCGGCCGCGCGACGCGCGCGTCGGCGTGGTTGACCAGGATGTCGAGGCGCCCGCGCCACGCGAAGGCCTGGTCGACGGCCCGTTCCACCGACTCGGCCGAGACCGACTTGACGACGGCGCCCGCCTCGCGGAGGTCCCGCGCGATGTGCTGCGTGTCGCGGGTGAGCGGAATCGCGAGGGCGGCGCCGCCGCGCGCGAGCGCCAGCGCGCACGCGCGCCCGATCGTGCTCCCCGCGCCGGTGACGAGCGCGACGCGGTCGACGAGGGGGCGATGCATCGGTCTGACACAGGTCGACGGCTGATAAAAAAATGAAAAAAAGTGAAGCGGGGAGGGACGACTCGGACCGCTTTATATGAAATAATTTTCCACGTCCTCGTTCGGGACGGGACCCCTTTTCTTCATCTCGAGTCTGATCACCCGCATCAGCAGAAACGACACCGCAATGAGCCCGAGGATGAGCACGGACCTGCCCGCGATCGTGAGGGCGATGGCGCCCGCGGACGGAGTCGCGACGGACACCTTGCCCTCCCCCTTCTTCTTCGCCGTTTCCGTCTTCCCTTTCGCGTGGTCGTGATCGTGGGCTTCGGCCATGGAATCGGGTGCAACGTTGTACCGCCTTTCCCTGGGGTGCAGAAAATTTTAACTTGTCGTCATCACCAGCACCCTTCGACCGACCCATTTTCTTTCTTTTTACACCGTGGCGCCATGCACCCCGCGTCCGCCGCACTCCACCCCGCCTTCGCGATGATCGGCGCGGCCCGACCCCTCGTCGCCCCGCGTCGCGTTCGGCGCATCCTGTGCGACACGCCGCGGGAGCGCACGTGGCGGCGCCGGATGGAGCGCAAGCGGCAGGCGGTGCCGCGCGGCGCAAAAAAACAGCAGCCGCAGCAGCGGCAGCAGCAACACCGGAAAAAGCAGCACGCGGAGGAGGAGTACCGGCGCCTCATGCTACTGCGCGCGCGGCTTCTGCACCACGAGCAGGATGCCGGCGGCGTACAGGCCGCACGCGAAGTGCAGCGCGCAGCGCTGCGCCTGGTAGATGGCCATGCGGTTCACCTGCTTCGGCGCGTCGGCGGTCGGCAGCACGAAGACCAGCACGAAGAGCAGCGCGACGAGCACCACCCTCGCCGAGTCGCGGCTGAAGCCCGACGCCGCGGGAGCCGCGTTCCTCGTCGTTCGCAGCACGATAAGTAGCGCCCCTAACGACCACACGGCGCCGATGAGCCGGTCGCCCAGCGCGCGCAGCTCCGCCTCGCGCGCCGTCTCCTCCATCGGCGTGCCGCGCGAGCGCGAGGGCGCGTTCACGAGGTCGAAGCCGACGAGCAGCAGCGGCCACAGGAAGGCGAGCAGCAGCGGCCACGAATCGAGTCCCAGCCCCAGGCCGCGCCACAGCATGGGCCACAGCAGCAGCGCCGCGCCCGTGATGCCCGTTGCGAAGACGCGGAGCCGCTCGCGCTGCAGCTTGGGGTCGCGCGCCTCGAGCGCCGTCGCCACCGTCATGCCGGCGACGGCGAGCACGCCGGCGCCGAGCATCGGCGTCACGAGGGGGAGGGTGTTCGGGCTCTTCATCGCCTTCTTTCCCTAGCGCGAGATTTTAGCTCGACGGGGCGGGCGGCGACCGGCACGTGTAGTTCATCTTGATTTCCCCCACGCAGTCCTCGTTCCACTCGCACTGCGGGAACAGCGTGGATGCATCCCACGCCTTCGTGTACTCGGTTTCGCCCATCGTCCACGACGAGGGGCACGCGGTGTTCTTGCACTGCTTTCCCACGAGATCGCCCGCATCCTCCGCGATCATCTCGACGATCTCGCCCGTCTTGGCGTTGGCGTAGGCGATGGGCGCGGTGGCGCCCGCCTTGGTGTACTCGCACACGCACTTGTCCATGTAGATCATGCCGGGTCGCTCGCCCGTGCAGGTGCCGTCGCAGTTCTCGAGGTTGAGCGCGTTGCCGCAGCCGCAGCCCAGGTCCTCCGCCGTCCCGCCGCACTCGTCGTTGCAGTCCTTGACAAGCTCGCCGCAGCAGCCGTCATCGTTGAGCGGCTCGCCGCAGCCGCAGCCCACGTCCTCGGCGCTCCCGCCGCACTCGCCCTTGCAGTCCTTGGTCTGCTCGCCGCAGCAGCCGTGCTCGTTCAGCGGCTCGCCGCAGCCGCAGCCCAGGTCCACCGCCGTTCCGCCGCACTCTTCGTTGCAGTCCTTGACGACCTCGCCGCAGCAGCCGTGCTCGTTGAGCGGCACGCCGCAGCCACAGCCCACGTCCTTCGCCGTTCCGCCGCACTCCTCCATGCAGTCCTTGGTCTCGTCGCCGCAGCAGCCGTGCTCATTCAGCGGCTCGTTGCAGCCGCAGTCCATCATCACCGCGCTGCCGCCGCACTCGCCCTTGCAGTCCTTGGTCTCGCCGTTGCAGCAGCCGTCCACCTCCGCCGTGCCGGCGCAGTCGCAGTACCCCGACGCAGGCGTCGTCCCGTCGCAGCAGCCGTCCTCGGCCAGCGTGCCCAGGCAGTCGCAGTGCCCTTCGGGAATTTGGTCGTCTGGGCAGCACCCCTTGGCGTCGGGCTCCGGCGCGCCGCAGCCGCAGCCGAGGTCGGTATCTGGCGCGCAGCAGCCGTCCGCATCCTGCTTGTTGCCCAGGCAGTCGCAGTCGCCGTCAGGGATCGTTTGCCCTTGGCAGCACCCCTTGGCGTCGGGTGCCAGCTGGCCGCAGCCGCAGCCGAGGTCGATCGCCGGGGCGCAGCAGCCGTCGGCGTTCGTCTGCGCGCCGCCGGGACACGGACCGCTCGGAGTCTTCTTCTCCCCGCTCGGCGTCGTGTCCGGGGTCTTGTCCGGTGACGCGAAACGGCGGTGAAGGAGGAAGGCGACGAACGCCGCCGCGAAGACCCCTCCAACCCCACCCTTCACGCTGTATGTTACGTCACCGTTTTCAGGATTCGTGGTTCGGAGCGCGTAGGCCCCCCCTACATATGCGCCGACGACGCAGAGAAGGATGACGAAGGCGAACACGAAACGGTTCTTGGAGAGACGGTTCGTGATACTCATAGGATTCGCCGGTTTTTTCTTTTGCGCAACATTTTTGTCCTTCCTCCCTCCGCCGACTTTCGTTTTTTATCCATTTCAAACAATGCTCGACGACGGGGACCGCCACGTGTCGCGAACGCTGCTGGCGTTCGTGACGACGGCGCTCGAGTCGTCCGACACCACCGCCGACGCCGCCTTCCGACGCGCG